CCGGGCGAAGAAGGCTTCCCCTCGAACGGACGGATTGCATGGGCGCTTTGGGGCGGCGATCCGGGGTACGCATGGGCGCGCAAAGTCGTCGCGCAGATGAACAGCGCGGACGAGAAAGCAAAGACGATGAAAGACAAAACGGTCAAAAACGACCTTGGCCAGGCAGACGTGCACGCGGACGGGCCCATGAAGGTTCGCAAGGCGCGCACGATGAAGCCGATCACGACGCCGCAACGGAACGCGCTACCGGGCGACAAGTTTGCGCTTCCGTCGAAGCGTGCCTACCCGATCCACGACGCGGCGCATGCTCGCAACGCGATGGCGCGACTCGAGCAAAACAAGGGCGCATTGTCAGAAGTCGAATACAATGAAGCCAAGCGCAACATCCTGAAGGCATACAAGCGTTTCGGGATCAAGCAAGACAGCAAGACGCTGACGAAACGCTTCAAGGGTTTGACGTTCCGCACCAATGCGAAGATGACGTCGATCCACGTGCATCACATGTCCGACAAACCTGTGCAATGTGCAGGCGTCGAGATTGACGCGACTTTGCTCGCGGACGATGGCCCGCAAGAGCCGGCCAAACTCGTTTGGATCCAGCTTGCGAAATGCGGTTCATTTCGAGGTCACCCGTCAGGACCGTTCGAGCTTACGCCGCAGATCTTTACGGAGATTGTCGCGAACTTTCGAGCCACGCAGAACAAGCGCATCCCGATCGACTTCGAGCACGCGTCGGAGCAAGACCCCACGCAAGGCGCAATCCCCACGGAAGGCGCACCCGCGCAAGGCTGGATCGTAGATCTGGACAACCGCGGAATGGCCGGCCTTTGGGGGCTTGTCGAATGGCTCGAGCCGCTACGGACCTACATCAAACAGGGCAAGTACAAGTATTTCAGCCCCGCCATCCGGTTTGGCTCAAAGGATCGCGTATCGGGCCAACCCATTGGCGCACGAATGACGAGTGGCGCAGCGGCGAACAACCCTTTTCTCGACGGGATGACCGCCCTTGCCGCATCGGATCGCGTCACGGGGAAGCCCGTTGACAACACGGAGACCACGATGACCGGAAGCGAGTATACGCACAGCATGGCCGAAATGGCGCCAAAGCTGCGCGCATGTTTGTTCGAGCCTGGCACACACCAGGCAACAATGGGGACGTTGGCCGAATGCTACGATGCTGTTTGTCGGCTCGAAGCTTTGGTTGACGAGTTTCGAGAAACGAACCCCGGCGCCGACATGATGACCGCAAAGCATGCGGGCATTGACCTCGGTGGAGCATTGGCAAGACTTCGCGACGCAATGCAGATGGGGCTCGGCATGACCGTGCCCGAAATGCTCGCGATCGTAAAAGAGATGATTGAAACCGCAATTGGCGTGCATGAGGAAGAAATGCACGAGGAAGAAATCCCGCCATCGTCGCGGGAGATGGGAAACACGACAATGGCAGATCACGAAATCACCATCAAACTGCGCGACGCGGAAAACAAGCTCGCGACGCTCATGAGCGATTTGCAGGCTCGAGACACCGAGCTCGCCGGATTGAAGCTCACCCTGAAGGATCGCGAAGCGACCATCAACGCGCAAAACGCCGAGCTGGCCACGCTTCGCGACAACGACAAGAAGCGCGCGGAAGCTGACGAGGCGGTGGCAGTCGACACGGCCTTCGCGACCTACAAAGACACGAAGAAGCTCACGGAACTCGACAAGGAGCAAATGCTTCTCACGTATCGCGGGAATCGCGAGCTGTTCGATAAGCTTTATCCCGTCGTTGCGCCGGATCAACGTCACTTGCAACGCACGCTGAGCAATCGGCAAAGCCCCGGCACGCACGTGCAAGGTGTTGGCGTTCCGCCGATGGCAGCGCCTCCGGCCGTCATGCTCAACCAAAACGCGTGGAACGGGCAAAGCGGCTCGATGGTTGGCGTTCAGGCGCCCCCGCAACAGAAGCGCGCCTACGCTGAACAGCTTGCCACGTTGACCGAAACCAAGGTCAAAGGCGGCATGCCCCGCGAACAAGCCGTGATTGCCGCGCGTCGCGAATTGACGCAGCAAACCACGCTCACCTGATTTCGTCGACGACAACCCCAAACACAACGACAAACCCAAATCAATCGCGCGTTGATTCGCGCTGATGGAGTCTCATGTCCTCTACCGTTATTCAAGATACGCGGGAGCACGTCGTCGACGTCACCGCGGCGAACTACTCGCTGACGGATGATATCCCGGCGAACCGGATCGTTCTGCTCGACACGACAAACCTCATGACGACCACGCAGCCGCGCGGCGTTGTGCTCCCATCGGCAGGCGGTGGCGTTGCCGGCACGTTCGGCGTGACCGTCGATCAGCTCTACAAGCGTCCTTCGGCTACGGCAAACGTTCGTCCTGGTCGCGTTGCCATTACGGGCAGCGGGATCGGCGTCATTGCCGACGGCGCGATCACGGCGGGTCAATACGTCCAAGCGTCCGACACCGCCGGAAAACTCGGTTATGCCAAAGTGGCCGGCGCTGGGATTCAGCAGGTTGGCCAAGCCGAAACGAGTGCCGCCGATGGCGAAGTCTGCTTCATCCGAATCGACAAGGCCCGCAACGCCTGATCGTGGCTCACGCCGCAGAAAGACTCACGAAAACATGTTGGAAGAAATTCAAGGAATGCCGGGCCAGGCGGTTGCGCCGGTCCATTACGATCTCGCGACCGGGCAGTTTTGCATGGCCGATCGAGATGGTCGTCTCGTGGCCCTCGATTTGGGCCAGGGCGACGTGCACTTCGACGCGCCTCTTGCCGCGTTTGCAACGGGCTACGCGCTCGACCAATCGCTTTTGATTGCCGACAAGGCAATGCCTCCCGTCGTCGTCGAAAAGGCGAGCGACTACTACTACGAGCACGATGTTGACGATCTGTTCGAGGTACCGGAACAAACGGTCGTTGCCCCGGGCGCGAACGTGCCGGAAATCAGCCCGCGTCAAAGCAAGACGCAATTCGTCACCGTGCCACGCGCGATGGCAACGTTCCTCCCGACGGAAGTCGAAGGCAACGGCGACGCGGCATTGATTCTTGCTCAGCGTTACATGCAGTTGCCCATGACGAAGCTGCTCATCCAGCGCGAGGTACGTGTTGCCACAGCGCTTCGTGCGGCGGGCGCATACGCGGCGGCAAACAAGATCACGTTGGCGGCCGGCGAAAAGTGGAACGGCGGCGCAACGTCGGACCCGATCAAGAATTTGCAGCAGCTCTGCGACGAGTCGTTGATGCCGATCACCGGGATCTATATGTCGCAACGCACCTACAGCGCCTTCGTGCAAAACCCCGCGGTGCAAAAATACTTTGCATTCAAAGACATGGGCAAACCGAAGCCCAAGGTCGAAAACGCGAACGAGCTGTCTGCGTTGCTCGAGCTCCCGCCGTTCATCGTCGGCCGCCAGAAATACAAGAATCCGGCAACGGGCTTGCGCGAGTTCATTTGGGGCAACGACGTCGTACTCTTGCACCATCCCTCGCAGCTTCCCGCTGTGGGCTTGCCCGTGTCTGCGTGCACCTTCCGCTTTGCCGGCGGCTTGCAAAGCGGCTTGAACGGGCAGATGTCGCGAGCGTTGCAGCAACTCACGTTCGCCAATGGTTGGGGCGTGCGCGCGTTTTACGACGTGGGCCGCGGTCCCCAAGGTGGTCGCAAAGTCATCGTCTTTCACCAAGACGCGGAACAAGTCATCGACACGAAAGTCGCCGGTCTTATCGTCGGCGCTTGGCAGTGACAGGAGGGTTCGCCTGTGGGCACATACATTGACGCGGGCGGACTCGAAACAGCCCTCACACCAACCACGTACGTCGAGATCTTCGCCGACAATCCAACGACGTCGACGATCAACACGGACGCGGTCGACCAAGTCATTCGCCGGGCAGAGGCGCTCGTAAACTCCTACCTTTTGGGGTTTTACACGTACCCTCTCGACCCGGCGACTGACGGGCTTATCGAACATGCGGCGCTTCTGTTTGCCGTTGCAATGGCATTCATGCGGCGGCCGGAGTACGTCCGGACGTATGGCGAGATCGCGAAGGTGTCGCAATACCAAGAAGCGCAAGCCATGATGATGCGCATTCAAGCGGCAAAGCAACGTTTGCCCGATGTTGCCCAAGTGTCGCCCCCAAAAAACCTTGGCGGCGTTGTGTCGGCAACGGGGACGATTCTTGTCGGCAATGGGCCGAGCGACTTTTGAGCCATGCTTACCGTCACCATTGAAGGACTAGAAGACGTCTCGCGCAAGTGGGCAAACTCCGTGCGCGAGATTCACGACGGCGCAACAGAGGCTGTCATTCGTGCCGCGGATGCCGGCGTCGAAGAAGGCAAGCGTTCAGCCACGTGGACCGATCGGACCGGCGCGGCACGTCGCACGATCAAGGCAACGCGCGCTGTCTCGATCTTTCATTCGGTGCACGCGGACATGGTTGCCCCGTTGTTTTACCATCGCTATCTCGACGCGGGGACTCGGCCGCACGAGATTCTACCCGTCCGGGCACGCTTCCTACGATTCCACGCACGCGATGGGACGCTTGTCTTTGCGAAACGGGTTTGGCATCCCGGAACGAAGGGCGACGGCTTTGCCGGGAAGATGTACTTCAATGCGCAACGGGTTTTACGTGCGGAACTTGAAGCGATGGCGGCGCGGGTGGCGGCGAAGTGGGGTTAGGGTGAAAATCCTGGCTGGAGTTTGTACCCAACAGGCACCACCTTCCAAAAGCGCGGATGATTTTTGCGTGCCGCTTCGTTGAAATCATTGGCAATGCGATTCGCATCCTCCTCGTTCAATGGCGGACCGGCGAAACTCTCGTCGGGGTAGTCGCCTCCAAAGTTATCCGTTTCGACGATTCTAAACATTGCCATGATATCTCCTTATG